ATGATGTGTACTTCTATTATTTCTTATTTTTTCCTATTATTTCGGTTATCACAATTACGCCAAGATTACGCCACAAAAATTATGGCTTCATTTAGACAACGCAACGACACATGGCGAGCCGAGATAAGTGTAAACGGAATTCGCGAAAGTGCAACCTTTGATACAAAAGCACAGGCTAGGGCTTGGGCCTCAAAACGTGAGACTCAATTACGCGAACAGTCACATGGAAAACTTCCGGACCATTCATTTTTAGAAGCAATTGAACGCTATCTTAATGAAGTAAGTATAAAGAAGAAAACTCATGAGAATGAAGTAAAGCGAATGGCTTTCTTCAAGCGTGAGTATAAAAAGCTATGTCAAAAGCAATTGGCCAAAGTCACAACTGACGATTTAGTCCAGTGGCGTGACTCCCGGTTAAAAGAGGTGCAGGGCGCTACTGTCAGACGTGAAGCAAATATTTTAGCTTCTTTATTTACTGTTGCCCGAAAAGAATGGAAGTGGATTAAAGAGTCCCCAATGGCCGACTTGACTTTACCCCCACCATCAAAGCACCGTGATAGACGAATTGCTCAGGATGAAATTGATAGATTATGTCTTGCAGCAAATTGGGATAACAATGTACCAGTAAATTCAACTCAGCAAATTATAATTGCCTTTCTCTTTGCAATTGAAACAGCAATGCGTGCTGGTGAGATTGTTGGTTTAACTTGGGATCGTATTTATTTAAAAGATAGATACCTAGTTTTAACTGAAACAAAGAATGGTACTAAGCGAAATGTACCACTATCTAAGCGTGCAGTTGAGTTGCTTACTTTATTAAAAGGTCTTGATAAAAAGCAGGTCTTTACTTGTAATTCCCAAAGCTTTGATACGCTTTGGCGTAAATTGAGAGATAGATGTCAAATCACTGACTTGCACTTTCATGACACACGCCATGAAGCTTGCACACGCCTTGCAAGGAAATTAGAAGTTTTAGACTTAGCCCGGATGATTGGGCACAAAGATTTAAGAAGTTTGATGATTTACTACAATGCTACTGCAAGCGAAATTGCAACGAGGCTAGATTAGCCCCGTTGCATATCCAAGATTAAGCCCAACGATTAAATTCGTGATGATCAATACCACATGGTTTACGCTCAACAAGATTTAAACATTCGCCTTGAAAAACCATTGGCAAATGTTTCTGTAATCCTTTTTCAAAATCCTGTGTAGCCGCCTTCATTTCATCAAGCAACTTAGCCAGTAAAGATTGAGCGTCTTCACGATCTCGAAGTAAGCGCTTAACTAATGCTTCCTCACATGCGTAACGTGCTTTTAGGTATGGCTCAATGATGCTTAGAATGCGATTAAATTCTTGTGCCAGCAATGGCAAATGTTCAACCTCAAACTTAGCAGGGCTCGGTACGCCAGTCACATTGCGAAGCGAGTACCAAATTGCGCTGCTGACTGATTGCTTCTGATCTAAGTGACCTGCACAGCACCAAATCAGACGCTTGATGTTTAACATGTCATTGTTGTTGATATAATTGCGTTTTTCGATTGGTTTTGGTGCTTCGTATTTGCCTGTTTTGCGGATGGTTGGCAAAACTTCGTTAAATACCCAATCTTGGAATTGTTTTGCTTCTGGTTTATTTGAACGAAAGATGATCCGATAAAGATTTGGCTCATTAACAAATTTAATCTTTTGATTTCCACCATTTGTAGGGGTGTGGCAATCTGCCAACCCCTTTTCATCCAAATCACGTAATAAACGAGAAGTACGATCAACTGATAAAACACAGCAGACATCAGCAAGACAAAACCACGGCTCAGCATCAATTAACTGAACGCGAACATTATAATCATTATGAAAAGTAAAATTAGAAATTGCATTCATGGTGAATACTCCTTGAGATAGGGATTTTCACCACCAAAATTGAGACCAATCAATTAGGGTGGCAGGTTAAACGGAATTGGTCTTACTAGTCTCAAGGGTCTAGCGTGCCGAAGCACTTCCGCCTAACCCACCATAACAGGGCATTTTCCACAGAGTGTAGAAAATTATAGGCAAAATAAAACCGCTAAATGCGGTCTTTCGACCTTGAGAAACTTTTGGAGACCAATCCAAACACCCGATTTTGCGGGTGCATATTTAAATTACATTCAATTCGATTCATTGTCAAATCACTTGGCTATTTTACGTGGTCGTCCTCTTTTAGGCTCATCATCCGATTGTTCATTCAACCAGTTTGACAACTCTGCCAAGTTCCATCGTCTTCCTTGACCGCACTTAATAACATAGCGCGGCTTAGGGAAGGTTGGCAGGCAGCAAACTGCTGCCTTAAAGTGTACATCTCGATATCCCAAGAACTCAGCAGCTTGAGAATCATTTAGCCAAATATCTGAAGGTGGTAACGCTACAACAAAGTTACTACCAATATTTGCAATCGCTGTCATTTCACACCTCTGCGCCATTAAACTTCTTAACGATTGCCTCTTTAGCTTTCAATAAGAAGTGCTCACGTTCACTATCTTCAAACTTCCCATCACCAAGCATTTCTTGTGAATAGTAAATTGTCTCATCTCCACAATCAGGATAATCAACTCTAAATTCACCATGTCTTAAGCGGAGATATCCAATCTGTTGACCTTGAAAAACTGCAATATATTGTTCAGGGCTTTCATCACATGTTTTGATTAGTTCAACTTCATCAGTAGTCAATAACATTTCACCCCTCCTTACTTTCCGCTTTCTTTATCTACTTCCAAACTCACTTTTGAGCCTGAAAAATCATTGTTATTGATAACGATCGGCTTGAAGTGAGTCAGAACAAAAAGCACCAGATAAGCTATTGAAACTGCATATACAAAACTATCGGTATATTTACCAGTTCGCACTAATGCAATTCCAAAAATAGCCATAACCAATAATAGAAAACTGTAATTTTCTCTCATCCCTCAGCTCCCGATTCGCGTTCCAGTTTCATTGCACCTTCTTCTGGATACTCACTTATATAAACGTAGTAACCACTGCCGCTATGAGCTTCATCAAACCAAGCAATTGTTAATTCAGTTTCTAAAAGTTCTGGATCTTTGTTCGGTGCACCAAAGTTTGCTGCTGCATATAATTGCTCACAGGTTAAGTAAATCTTTTTCTCCGGCACCGCCTGAGCTTTGGCTTTTTCTAACAAGTCACGTTGCGCATAAACTTCACCAAGTTTCATTGCATATTCAATGAGAAGTTCAAGCTTTTCATCATCAAAATATTCATCTGCAATTTCAGCTTTTAAATTGTCAATTTGACGATCTAAAACACCAGCCGAAAGTTCAAGTTCCATTCTTTCCTTATTCAAATCTGTCATGTCATCACCCAATTACTGTAAATTTGAAATTCTTTAAGTTAATAGCAGTCATCTTGTTGCAGTGCTGACACTTGGTTCGGGCTCTTTTCTTTAGCTCATCAAGGTCTTCACTAATCTGCTTTTTCTGCTCTGTAATCCTTGCTTGCTGTCGGGACCAATACTTCATAGTGTCTTTGATCCACATCACAGGATTTACTTTTGCTCCGCACTTCATGCATGTAAGTTCCAAAGCTTTTGTGTCAATTTCAACTTGGGCATGCTGACACTTACGCAGATTTGTTCTTGGGAAAGGAACTACATTTTCTTCGACATTCAAGACGATGTGATCTTGAAAAGGGTAGTTCATGTTCCCTCTGTATTCTTGATCTGTCATGCTGCCACCTTATCCTTGTTGCTGAATTGCTTGATTTACTGCATTGATGTCATTTGAAGGAGCTTTTTTACCTTCTGACAATTCTTGCTCGTTTTTTCTCAGCCATAACGGTTTGCCATGTGGTTTCACCATTTTTGATTGCACCAAATACAGCACGAAGATCATCAATTTGAGCAGGGGAGCATTGATCAAGAGGGCATCCGATATAATCAACAAGATTTTGCGCCTTAACGCCAATATTGCTAAATGAGTCAACAATCTGTTTTCGGTATTTTTCAGGATCTTCTTTGATTCCGCTTTGACGTGTTTGTAGAATTAAATGCTCTGCCTCATCCTGTAAATCACCCGGAATGATGCGAAGTCCAGCATTACGAATAGCTTTTGAAATTGCCGCATTTCGCTTATTAAGCATTTCATCTTCAGTGGCAACAACCTCATATACTTTTTGACCCTCACTATTGAGGCGCTCACTAACAACATCACGACCCGCAATTGCCTTGCGTTCCACTGTTTTATTGATTTTTATGTCTTGTGGGTATGTTGTATTTGACTCAAGATCAGTTACTGAGACGCGATGAATCTCCTTATGTTCATCTTCAAATATCATTGTTGTTTCAACAAGAATATTTGTCATACAGCGAATTGCGACCTCAACAAAACGTATTCCTAAACCTGTTACAGATCGACCACCTACGGGCTTTTTGTAGTAGGTAGATGTGTTGTCAGCAAATGACGGGCGACGACATTCTTTTAAAAGGTCTTGACGCACAGCATCCCAATTTCTAGGACGATGCATAGCCATCATATAACGTGCTTCAACTTGAGCCTTTGCTTGTGCTGCAAGTACATTTGCTGCTGTTTCAGCTTGAGGAACAATGCCTTGATTTAATGTTGCAAGCATATTCATTGTTATTCTCCTAGAAATTCTTTCTTAGCCCATAAAGGCAAATCAATTGGTTGAATCTGTTTTGTGTAGCCTTGCCACTCATTTGACTCTTTGCATTGAAGTAGAGTCAGCATTGCAGATCGGCGTTTCTGCTCACCAATAAACAGCATTTCATCTGATGCGTAATAGATGATTGACTCATGCGGATCGTCTTCTTCTACTGCAAAAAAATAGGAAAGAAGGGTTGTAATCTTCACCGTAATAAGCCTTGTATCCATTGATATACATAGCTGCTGAAAGTGAGTAGTCATAGTTTTGGCAACTTCTTGAAAATGCATTCGCACGCGCATCCGTTGTCTTTTTGATGTCTACAATTAACCCGTTAGGGAAATATTCACTTGTTTCAGGTGCTACATGCCAATCAGGGCGAATACGACATTCAAGACCTGTTTCTTCATCATCAAAAAAGATCGAAGCTTCACGAATACCACCTGATAAAATCATGTTGTACATAGGGTGGCGTTTCATTGCTTCCGCAGCTTTAGCAGCTGCCTGGTACTGTTCTTCGGTAATGATTGTCTTGCTTGCATTGTCCTGTAAGAACTTTGCTATTGCTTCTTTACCTACATTTGTTCGCTTATTAACGATTGGCTCGATTACAACTTCATCGTTAAAAACTTCTGGTTCAAGAAATAGAACATGAACCGCAGTACCAAGCGCCATTGCAGTAGTCTGCTTGTGTTCCTTACCACTCATGTGCTCAGCAAAGAAATGGGCAGGAGAGCGCAGAATGGTTTTAAGCTGAGAGCTACTAACAGCCGAATGAGCGTGATACGCTGCATTCGACATGTTATGTACCAAAACTGGCGCATTCATAATCTTCTCCTAATTCTTTTCTGCTAACTTTTTGAAGTGTTGGCACATACTTCTCACAACTTTAAACAACCACTTTTCTTCTCTTTGGGTTGTATGTCTTGATGTGGTAGTGAAGAGTTGAACTACATGTTCATGACATTCTTGGCTGTACCATTGTTCCAAGAAGTACTCTTCAATAGTCTTGAAGCCACAACTTCCACGGTAAGCAGTCCAAGCACAATCCCAACAACGAATAGTTACTTGAAATGCTTGTTCGCCATACCACACAACAAATACATCGATTGGGATCTACACCATTGTTTGCTGGAATGTGGTGAGCATGTACGCTTTTAACTTCCATCACTCCACTCCCGCTTCTTCATCTGCCAATTCTTCGGCGTAGTATTTAAGCTGCTCGTTTAAGTCAGCCACTTGCGTTGATGTAAGCTGAAATAAAAGGCCAATAGGTGTCTCTACATATTCAGTACCAACCACTTCAACATGTGTACGGTCATCTACTACGAGTTGGTCGTAAAAACTGGTCCTTGCTGTCTTCTTGATTCATTAGAGAACCAACCACACGAACTTGCTTAGTAAAATCAGCAACAATTTTGCATTTCAAAGTTGCACAGCCACTTTCCAGTTCAAATGAAACTATGTTGTCCTTAACTTCAAACTCACTAGACACTTGAAGCATTGGGAAAGAAGGGCACAGCAGCTCAGGCTTGTT